TTCATTAGGAAACAAAGATCTTGACCAATGGGATATGAACACTGGAAAAGCTGAAGGCACTTTTTTAAAAGGGTGGATAAAAAATGCAACACAACTACGAGATAAATATGCTGATGCTGTTCCTAGTAGTGCTGACATTTTAGCCAATTACATGTACGTTCCTGATGCAGAATCTGCTATTAATGGGTATTTAACTTGGAGTGAAGAAGACATATATCGTTATGTACAAGGGAAGGATGCCCCTGCATTACGTAAATTTTTTGCTGACTATGCTGCTGGTCTAATGTTTGCTTCTCGTGTCTCGGTTATACCGTGCCAAGCTTCTGCAACATCACCTACCCCAACAGTACCTACGGCAGCTCTCAAGCCAGGGACTTTTCCCATTTGCCGGTTAACATACTTACCAGCCTTGTATCCAGGAACTACAGTTTTTTCCCAGCCCTTACGAACTACCCATCTACCTCCCTTAGATGCTGCACCGCCAGCTTGCAGCACTTTTCTTACTGGCCATACAACAAACCCACCAACAGTAGTTACTTTATCGACCGCAGTTTTAATTTTTCTTTTCTTTTCTGCCTGGTCTGGGTCAGCAACTTCAGTAGTATCGTCTATTGAGTCTGCAATTTCAGGTGCTGTAATTGGATCAATCCCCATCCCTTTCAGTACAGCGTTAACCTGATCTACGAGTTCAGTTTCGCTTGCAACTTCTTCTCCAGCATCATTAGTAATAACTACTTGTCGTGGTTCTGGCTGGCTTCTTGGCACTCCTTGCTCAGCGGTTGGGTCTGTTGGGAACACATCACCTTCAGGTTGTCCTGAAAGTGCTCGAATGACTGCTTCGTTATCTACCTCCCCTGAAAACTGGTCGATAGCAGCATCGTCACTAGCCGCAGTTATAGGTGTTAAGTCAACTTCTGGTGTAATTGCAGTATCGCCAGTTGCTACTACATCACCTACAGTTTTATCCTCTTCACCAAAGTCGAGTGGTTGCTGCACAGTTGGAGTAGGATCTGTCGGAGGAGGTACGACTTTAGGTTGTGCAGTCGTTGCACTTTCAGGCTGGGCAGTGGTTTCTCCATGCTGAACCCTTAACAACCCAGCAATCAAATCAGCTTTTCGCTTCAACTTACTATGGCCACGACCTATTTGCTGCCTTGCAAGTTCTCTAAGCTGCTTAACTGTTAGTTGTTTAAGATCCCCTTCAGAGAATCTTTCAGCCGCCAAACCTTCGCCTTCTGTTTCAGTTGCAAGGTTAGCATCAACGCTTGTTGTAGGCCTTGCACCTTCTTCTTGCACTACATTTGATCGAATAAGGTTTCTTACGCGATCAGACAAAGCGTCGTGATATAAATATGCTTTAGGATGTTCACCACTGGCAGATGGCGTTGGTTGAGTTGGCACCCACCCTTGGGTGTAACTTGGTGGCTGTGTTAACTGAGGCTGTACTTTTGATTGTATAACTTGACCGCCGGTGCCTACTCCGAACCCTTCTAATGGTAGCGACTTTAAGGGATCTGAGCTTTCCAGAGGGCTTGGATCTAGCGGCGGAAGTCCTAGTTCGGAAGGAGTTTTAGGCTCTATGTATTCTGGCTGAGTTGCCCAGTACGCTTCACTTTTTGCCTTTTGCTGTGCCCTTATAGGATCCTCTGGTGGTTGTCTAAGCTGACCGAAATTCTGTGGAGGAACTGGATCGCTCCACACTGTAGGTTCAGGAGCAACGTATGGCTTAACTTGACTCCTTGCTTTGACATCAACGTCTAGAACATCAAGTGCCAACTGACTTTTTGCGTGGTTGGGCTCAAGGCTTAATGCCTTTTCATAATACGCCCGTGCTTGCTTTTCTTTTCCAGCGACATCTAAAGCATCTCCATACTCGTAGAATAAATCTGCTGATTGTTCTCCAGCATCAATCCTTCTTTTCAAGTCCTTTACTGGCGGGCCGGCGAGCTTTTTAATTTCAACAGCGCCTGCTCTTGCAGCTTGGGGTGATGTTTGTTTTGGAAGTATCTCTTGGTTGTTTCTTATAGCTTCGTATAAATCTTTGACCCTGCTATCGGTTTTGTCAGTTTTGAAATTAGGATACATACTGACTCGGGCTTCTTTTAGCGCATTTTTATTTATGTCGCTGGTAGCAGAAGCTATCCTATTGATTGCATCTAGAGCAATCCTGGCATTGTCTTTATCAAGAGATGCTATTGCTGACCTTATGTCAGTATTAGCTAATCTTTTCTTTGGCTTCTTTCTGCTTTGGACTTTGTCGCCAGTACGACCAGTTATTTCTGTTACGCCTTCTATTCGTGTAAGAGCATCTACTAAACCAGATTCTTCTAAGGCAGCAAAAGCGTCTTCATAGTATTGCAATAACCTTATTTTTTTTATGGCCGAAACGATGGCTGGGGCCGAGGATTTATTTGTTAATTTAGTACCACGCTTGACGCCAGAAACTTTACTGTAAATTTGAAACAGTTCATTTTTTGCTAGACTCTTCTGACTACTGTTGCCTGCCCGTGTCTGTTCTAGGAGATAGTCAATACGTTCGGTGATGCCGTCAAATTCAAAAGGCTCTGGCATTCTATTAAGGACTGCAGCAGCTCGCCTCGATTCAGTGGTAGTTTGTCCTTTCTGGAACTTAAGTCCTTT